CTAGGCCGGACGACCGCCGCCTTTGGCGGGAGGACGCTCGTTCGCCCAGATGAAGTGGACCCCCATCTGTTCGCCATTGACCCACGCCATTTTGCAGCGGCGAAAGGCGACGCCGGTCGAAGACAGCGCCAGAAAGAATTCATCGAGGTTGAGACCGCTCAGTGATTTTTCAAAGTGGAGCAGCGCCCCCTCTTCCGACACGTCGAGGATGTTGCAGGCCCGAACCCATGAACCATCGATCGCGATGATCCTCATGGCGAAGCCCTTGCCGAATTGAATCCGATCGGCTTTGCGCCTTTGCTTCTGCTCCATCTCCAATACCAGTGTGCTCGGTTACATTGGCCAATCCATAAAATGCGAAATTGAAAAATCGCTTAAATGGTGCGTTTCTGGCCGGGCATTCGTCTCACCAGGCGGAATTTGCCGCACACCTTTTCACTCTACCGCTCCGATCATGGTGTCGGGGTACCACGACACAGGCGGGCGCCGTCAGGTCGTGGTGGAACCATCGTCAGTCGGCAGCGGCTTCAAGAACTCATCAGTCGCCGCATTGATCTGCGCCAGAGTGGCGTCAATCTGCTCCTGCGTTGCGTTAGTGCCCTGAATAAGTCCGGCGATCGCCTGCACATAAGGCAGAGACGATATAACTCCCTGTTGGATTGCGGGTGCGACTTTCACGATGGTGCTCACAATCGCTTCCGCAATCGCCACGCCGGCTTCGATGTCTGCTGCGCTCACCATGTCAGTTCGCTCCTGATGCAAGGACAGCCTGAACGTCGCTCAACGCCGCCTGTGCGGCAGCGACGACATTCGTCACGTCGAGAGTGGGATAGGCTTTCTGAAACGCGACCGCATTGTTCACGGCGAGCCGCGCGCGGCTCATCGCACTTTGCAGATTCACGATCACCGAGCGCTTGGCGCAGATGTTCGTGGCGCTGGGTCTGGTGCCCGTCGCGCAGAGCGGCAACGCCTTGTATGCGTTCGCGGCGTTGACGGCGATGCCATAGGCATTCGCGACGCCGTAGACCGTATTCAAGGCGACGGCATTGGAGATGCTCACCGACGGCAAGACAGTGGTGCAGTTCGCGAGCGCCAGCGACAGGGCGAGCGCCGCGGCAACCTGAAGGTTTCGCATGGACAGTCCTTTCAGTTGGTGGAGATCTTGCCGGTCGCAGGATCAACGAGCGGCGTGTCGATCCTGGCGGCGTGACTGGCCGTGGTAGTTCGTGTGCCGTACTTCACCCACACGCCCCAGGCAGTGGTGAAGATCACACCGACCGCGCCGGTCACGGTCGTGACTTCATCGGAAGACAAGTAGCCCTTGGTGATGAGAGGGCCGAAAGCGAGAAGCAGCGCATAGCGAATGAGCTGCCAGATCGTGTCTGACGTCATGATGGTTCCCCTTGTTGATGGTTGCCCGGATGCGCCGGGCGCGATATTGGAGCGGCAGCGCGGCCGTATCGGCGCCGCGTCGACCCCGATGGAACCGAGTGCCGAAATGTCATGGTTTGATTTATCGCTGCGCGAGCAGCTTCTCGCGGGCAGCGCGATGGCGCTCACGTTTGCTGTCTTCTTCGTCGCCGGTCTTCAACTCGGCGGCCACTGGTAATATCCGGCTCAGGCGAGCGCGAGGGCGAGCGCGCCTTTCACATCGCCAGCGAACATCAAGCCTTCCGCCTTGCGGCGGCGCGTCAGGCCCGCCAGAACGCGGCCGCCTGCCCTGTTCCACTTCGCCAGTTCGCGCGGCACCGCAGCCCTGTCGCCTGCGTTGAGTTTTCTCCACAACGTCGCGTGCGCCGGGCCACCGGTGTTGAACGACCACGACACCAGCGCATCGAATTCATGCTGCTCAAGATGGATTTGGCAGAGATCATGAACGTGGCGTTCGAATGTCATCATGTCGCCTGCCAGCGCGGCATCGCATTCCGCGCGTGACCAGATCGCGCCGGATGCAAAGCGCGGCAGATGATGATTGGTGTGCCCCCAGCCGATGGTGAGCACACCTGCCGAATCCATGTAGGTGGCGAAAAACCCTTTCCGGTTCGGCACGGCCTTCATGCAGGACTCGAAAGCGCGCACGAGTTCGAGCCCGGCCGGACCCATGCGCAAGGGTTCGGCCGCCGGGGCGATGGCGGACCTCAGCATTGGCTCCTCCTGATGATGGCTGGCGCTTCCGGTCTAAAACCGGTTCTGGCTTAAACCTTAGAGATACTGCCCGCCGGAGGACGTGGTACCGGCGGAGTTGCCGGGAAGAGCCGATGCCCCGGCACCGTCTGTTTGAGTGACTGAATTGGTCGACGCAAAATAACGCGATCCGGCTGCTGAGCCGGAGTAAGTCACGCCTGCCGACCTGAAAAACCCCATATTGTTTGCCCCTGCAAAGAACGATGAAAAGGCTGGGACTCCAGACAGTGTAACTGTCACCCCGGCATAGACGACACCGCCCAGTTGCTGGGCATAGATATGAGCGTATGCACCGCCCGAAACGGTGATGTTTCCGCCGCCGATGTTAAAAAGCTTGCCGCCATTCGCGGCACTGATATGGACGCTTCCAGAGGCCAGCGCACCAAATTCAACCGCTCCGACAATGGTCACCGTGCCGTTGGATGTAACGTCGATTCCATCTCCGGACGTCGTCGTCCTGAATTTAAATCCGCCGACCGAAAGCGAACCGCCATTTTGTACGGTGATGCAAGCGGCAGATGTCGTGGAGATTAGAACATTGGACGGGGTGGATGTGTCGCCAACGATAGAAACGCTTCCTGAGCCAACGAACGGGCCATTGACCAGGACACTCCCTGTATATGTGCCGGATGCAACATGGATCGTGACGTTGTAGATCGAGATGTCGAGCGATGCGGTTGTGTTGATCGCCTTTTGAATAGTCAGGAACGCGCCGCTCGATGCGTTGCTCAATCCGTCATTGCTGTCACTACCATCAGTGCGAACATAGTAGGTGCGATTGGCGGTGAGAACCTCACGCGCACCGCCTGCGGGAAACGACACCCGCCCCGTGGTACGATCGAACCTGAGTGCGTCACACCAAGTCGTGCCGTCCGCGCTGACCTTGAGATGAAAATCGTCGTCTCCCGTTAGGCCGAATTCCGCGCGTCCGGAGAACGCATCCGAAAACACCACCGACGACGTATTCGCTGCCGCCGACTTTGACAGTTGCAGCCGGACGTCGCCGGTGCCGCCGTCCGTGGTGTCGATCGCGTTGAGCAGCGCATCGTTGGAGTGAACGGTCAGAAGGTTGGAGTCCGCGACCGTGGCATTGATCCCCACATTCGGCAGGTTGTTGGATGAAAAGGTCCCGCCCGCTGTCGTCACCGGTGCCCACGCACTGCCACCGAACACCAGCAGAGCATCGTCTGCGACGGACCACACGCACCACCCCGCTTTCGGCGCGAGAAAGCGCCATGCATTGGTCTCCCATGTCGCAACTGAACTGCCATGCCCGGCCCATGCGCCGGTTGCGCCGCTCGCAACGATGTGGCGTTCGCCATCCACCGGCAAGGATGGCGGCACGGTGAGCGTGCTGTCGAGCACCGTGATCTGGATCGCGTCATCCAGAATCCGGAGTGCCTCGTTATGCGTGACATGTTTTTGCGCCTGGCTGCCGTCGATGAACGGCAGGCCAAGATTGGCCGTCTCTGTCATGTGATCCTCAAAGCGCGAAAGTGGATTGTGCGGAATGGCCGCGCCCGACCGTGCTGGACAGCTGGAAAACCCGAATGGTGAGGCTCGTCTGCGGGCCGCCGAAATCGGCGACTTCATCCGCTGCGGAATATGTCGCCACAGGCGCGTTCACCGAAAGCGTGCGCTTCACTGTATTGCCCGACAGGATGTCGATCTCGTAAGCCTCGGCATCCTCGCCGAGCGGCACCTCGACGCCCCAGCCATCGCCGTCCTTGCGGGTGCGGCGTATCCAGGAGATCGCGATGTCGCCGTCATTGTTGCGCGCTGCATGCAGATGCACCGGCGACAGCGGTATCAAAGCTGTTGCTTGTGGCACCAGCGTCATCGCCAGCGCCGAGGGATCATCGTGGCTACGGCCGGTGGCGACGATCCGCAGATCACTCGTCCGGTCCAGCGTGCCGATGCCGCGCGCGATCTCGATCAAGTGCTCGTCGAGCAATACGAACGGCGCGCCCGGAAGCAGCGACGCGGCTATGGCGTATTCGCTGCCCACCTGCCCGCGCAACAATCGGCTCAGCCGATAAGTCCTGTCATCGACAAGCTCGGCCTGCGCGAACTGAATCACCTCCCACGCGCCGTCGGCGTTCATGATCGCCGCAGCGTTGGCGCCGTTGAGCACATTGGCATCCGCGAGCGATGTCAGCGTGCCGCCATAGAGCCGCACCCGCACGTCACTGCCTCGATCCCAGCACGCGGCGGGACTTGCAGGCAGCGCATCGAGCGTCTCGCCCATCACCGATGGAACGAAAACCGTCGCCGCGCGCTCGAAACTCAGGCCGTCCGATGACTGCCAGATCGTGACCGAGCCCGGCCACGGATTTGCAAACACCGCAAGCCGCGTCAGCACCGGCGGATCGGACGAATCCAGCATCGGTAGATCGAGCGCGAGCGCCTGAACCGGGCCGAGCGCAGGCGGAATTGCCGGCACGCTCTGGCGCGGTTGCGGCAGCGGCACGTTGAAAATGTCTGGATCGATGCTGCGTGCGCTGATCTGCCGCTGTTCGGTATCGACCAGCTCGCCGACTTCATAAAGCCGCCGCCGGCCCTTGATCGTAACGCCGACGACATCGCCCGGCGTTAACGTCAGATGCTCCATGCCGAGCGCGAATGAAATGCTCTCGCGCCCTGCCCACAGATCCTGCAGCCAGATATCTGCGCGCCGTGTCGCAGCGGCATCGTTGGTGACGACGGCAAGATCCGAATGCAATGCACGGGTGGCGCCGCCGACCAGACGTCGCGAGGTGACGGCGGCGCGGCGATAGTCCACCGAGGCGTCGGTGTAACCGAAGCTCACCTCGCGCGGCAGTTCGGTTTCCTGCGCGCGCGTCAGTTTCGCCGGCGCATCCTTTTCAGGATCGACAAGCTGGTCCTCCGAAATCTCCATCACCGGCATGCCGCCGCGCGGCACAAACATGAGATTGTCACCGACCGCCGCCGCATCGAAGGCATAGGCCGTGGCGAGCGGATCGATCATCGCGCGCGGCGTCATTGGCCGGTCCACCACGTAACCGTCGCAAGCGTCGCGCAGCGAGGAAGCATCAACATCCGTGATGGATGCGTCCTGCAACAACGTCGCGACCGTGGCGTCGAGCGGCGCACCGCCGAGCCGCCCGGTCAGCCAGTGCCCGGTCTGCCAGTTCGGCGCATCGCTCCAGACGTCGCTCGCGAGCGGAAACACCGGATAAGGCCGCGCGTCCCAGGTCCACAGATGGATACCGGAAACGTCGATCATCGGCCCGCCGTAGATAGGCGAAACAGGATTGTGCGTCTCGTCGCCGCCGAAAGCAGGATCGAATGCGCCGAGCACCGCCTCAAGCATCCGGCGCTGAATCAGGTCGTCGCGCTGGCCGTTCGAAAAATACGGCACATTGCCGTCGGACGACTTCGCATCCGGGAATACGCTCGGCTGGTTTGTGCCTTTGTCCACTGCGGGGCAGCCGATCTCCGTCAGCCAGACCGGCTTGCTGCACGGTGTCCACGCCGTCGCGGTGCCAAGCTCAACGCCGCCGACACGCTCGTGGTGAGGATTGCTCCACCAGGTCCAGATGTCCTTGGCGCGAAACACCCACGGCTTGCCAAGGCCATCGGTGATAGGACTACGCGTCTGCGCGGTGCGCGCGGCGTCATTGGCGTAGTACCAGTCATAAGCCTCACCACTTTGCAGGCGGCTTTTCAGATAATCGCGCTCGTAGATTGAGGAGAACTCCGCCGTATCCAGATGACCCGCTTCGTCGCGCCAGTCGGACAGCGGCGCGTAGTAGTCGATCCCGACCGCATCGATAGCAGACGACGCCCACAGCGCATCCAGCGGAAAACGCACCTCGGAGGCATCGGGCGTCACTACGTCCGAGCCATACTCGGTCCAGTCCGCGCCATAAGTAATGAGCGTGGACGATCCGACGATCGCCTTCACGTCGGCAGCCAATGTGGCGAGCGCCGTCACCGCGGGATAGACGCCCGCACCGGAACGCACGCGCGTCAGCGCTTTCAACTCCGAGCCGATTAGGAATGCATCCACGCCACCACAGGAGGCCGCGAGCGAAGCGTAGTGCAAGATCATGCGGCGGTAATTCCAACCGCTGACATCATCGCCGGAAAAGAACGCTTCAACCTGCGTGGCCGCGTCCGCTGTCCCCTGAGGCGAGCCGCTCATGCCCGGTGCGGGATCGCACGTGATGCGCCCGCGCCACGGATAGGCTGGCTGCGATGATGCGTCGCTCCAGGGATCGGGCAGCACATTGTCGGGTGGAATGTCCATCATCAAAAACGGATACAGCGTGACCTTGAGGCCCCGCGTTTTCAGATCCGTAATGAGGTGAATCACGCTGTCATCGGAGGGCGTGCCGCCATAAGACGGCACACCATCGATGCTGGATACCAGATACGCATCCGGCCGCGTCACGCCCGCGACCGACCATGTGCCGCCGGACGTCACCTTGATCGCATTATCGACGCCGGGCCGGACCTTGCATTCGCCCGCGCGCAGATCGCTGCCGAACCACGCCACCACGATGGCGACACGCTCGAGATTGGGACACGTCGCCTGTAGATCGTTGAGCGAGGCCATCACATCGGACGCCGCAATGGTGACGTGACGGTTTTCCGGCGCGGACTGGCCGGGGCCGAGCACACGCACCACGGCGGATGTCTCGTAACCGAACTCCGTGGAACCCGGAATGAGCGTCACCGCGCGCGTCATGCGCTCCAGCGCGCCGACAGGCCGCACGATCTCGAACGACAGTTGCGGAATGCGATTGCCGAAATCGGCCAGCGGCAACCGCTCGAACACTACATAAGCGAGGCCGCGATAGGACGGCGCATTATCCGCACCCTCCTTCGCCACGATCAGATCGTCCGGCAACTGGTCCTCGCCGCCGCGATGCACACGCATCGTCAGCGTCGATGTGTCGAGCAGGTCGCCATCGGCCCAGATCCGGCCGACGCTTCCAATCTCGCCCTCGCACAGGCCGACGGCAAAATTGGCGTAATAGGAATAGGTCGTGGTGGTCGTGGTGGCGGTCGCGCCGCCAAGTCCGCCCTTGCCGCCGGTGGTCTGGCTGCTGGTGGACACCACCTCCTCCAGCCGTGTCGCCCAGATCACCTGCCCCGACAATCGCGCACGTCCGTACAATCGCGGGATCGGCGCGCCTTCGGTCGAGGCCATCACGTCGAGATCGGCGAGCCGCGGCCCGGTCACGCTACGCGCGGTCGAGCCGAACAGCGCCTGATCGATCATGTTGCCCGCAAGCGCGCCGGCGATACGCCCGGCGATCGCACCTGCCGGGCCGAACACCGCACCGGCCGCGCCGCCCGCAACGGAAAGAACCAGCGCCGCCATTATTCGATGACTCCGGGAAAACGAAACGCGTGCGCAAGATGCCGCCGCCACCATGGCGTGAAGGCGACCTCACACACCGCCGCGCCGTCATGGGCGTGGATCATGGTGTCTTCGCCGCTTGCGATGGCGACGTGCTTGGCGACGAAACCCTCGCGCCAGCGAAACAACAGAACGTCGCCCGCGCCGATGTCGCCCACCTCGGTCCTCATGAGATGCCGCATAGCCGCCTGCGCCAGCGTTTCCTCGCCATGCGCTTCTGCCCAGTCGGGCGCATATGGCGGCGGCAACTCCGGCTCAGCGCCGATGCAGTTGCGCCAGACGCCACGCACTAGGCCGAGGCAATCGCACCCCACGCCTTTCAGCGATCCCTGGTGGCGATAGCGCGTGCCGATCCAGCTTCGCGCCTCCGCAACAATGGCGGCGCGGGTCAAACGAGTTATCATGGCCTGATCCATCAGGAGACGAGCGAGCCGCCATCGTTGTTGGCGGATGCATTGACGCCGGCGATGACGAAGTCATTGCCGGGAATGTGCGGAAAGCCGCGAAAGTTGATGCTGTTGGCGAAGCGATCGCGGCACGTCTCGAACCGCTTGTCGCAACCGGCGGTGATGGTGAAGGCATCGCCAATTGCGATGATCTCGCTCATCGCCTGCCACAGCGTGAGTTGCACCTCGCCGCCGCCAAGACGATGTTCCTTGATCTCGACCGCGAGACCACTATTCGCGCCACTCGTCCATGTGAGGCATCCGGCGGTGAAAATCCCCTCCGAAAAACCCTCAAGACTTTCCACCGCGATGGCGGACACGCCCAGCAGGCGTGAAACGGTACCGGCACCATTCAAACCCGCCGCATCGAGCGCAATCTTGCAACGCGCATCGCCTAGATCGGCGGCGCAACGCGCGGTGTAGAGCCTCCCACTTTCCTGCGATAGCTTGTCGGCAAGCCCGCGCAGTTCGGCGCTGAACGCCTCGCCCTCGCGTTTCACCTCGCCGAGTGTGGCACGCGACAACAGCACCCTCAAGGTGACATCGCTCCAGTCCACCAGCCAGGTATCAACCCGTGCCGCGTCGAACCGCCCGGCGGCAAGATCGGCTTCCGTCAGAGAATCCGCCGCGAGCGCGCCGGAAATCTCCGCGCCATCGATCGACAGATCGAAGCGGCTCGTCGCTTCCGATGTGCCGAATCCCGTCCCGGCGCGGCATGTCACACCTTCAATGACAAGATCGCCATCGTGATCGGTGAAGCCAGACACCACACCGTCGCGGCGCGTCACGATCCAGCATCGCGCCAGCGTAGTGACGCCGCTATCGAGCTTCGCTTGCAAAGCGGAGGGAATTGCTCTCATGGCTTGATCTCCACGAGAGGAATTTTCGGAATGGCGCCCGCGGCGAACGCCGACAGATCGACTTCAAGATAGTCGGTATCGAACCGCACCGGCACATCGAACAGAAAACCCGCCGTCACCGCCGCGCCGGACGTGGGAATATGCCCCGGCATAAACGTAACGATCCCAGTCGTGGTATCGAAGGTGAAGTCGGTGTCCGCTGTTGCTTCCACACCCGCCACGGCGACGCGCACGCTGCCCGGCACCGGCTTCTCGATCGGGCGCGCGTAAGGCGCGTAGCTGGAGCCGTAAGTCTTTATCAGTTGAAACTGCGCCTGCACGCCATCGCCCGTGCCCAGCATCTGATCGAGCGGCGATGGTGCCGCATCATCGGATGCGGAGGAATGATCGAGCCGGTCGCGCCAGCGAAACCCATAAAGTTGTCCGCGCCGCTCCTCGAAGAACGCCACTACCTGTTGCAAGGCGGTGAGCGTCTTCACGCCGTAGCCTGCATCATACCGTCGCCGCGAATGCGCCCAGCGTGCGTTGCGCTGCTCGCGCCCGGAGCCGAACGCGACAATCTCGGTGCGGCGCTCCGGCCCGCCCGCGCTTTTCAGCGCGATGTCGAGCGGGAATAGAATTTCGTGAAAAGATATCATCGAACTCCCCGCGCCTACAGGCTGCGCTGGCCACGCGCGACAGCGCGCGCGATCCGGCCGGTGATATAACTTTCCGAGCGGCGGAAGCTGCCGGGGTCCGGCGTCGCGATCTGCACCGTGATGTTGTTGACGCCGCCGCCCGCGCCCGCGACGCCAAGGCGTCCATCAGGCCCGCGCTTGAGCGGCATGATCGCTTCCGGCCCCGCCTCGCCTGCAAGGCCGACACCGCCCTGCATCAACGGAAAGTAAGTCGGCGCGCCGATGACCCCGCCGGATGCGAACGGCTTCACCGCGCCGCTTGCCGCCGCAACCGCCGTGTTGGCGGATGCGCCCGTTCCGGTCAGTCCCGACAGCAGGTTTCCGATGCCGCTTGCGATGGAATTCTGCACCGGCTTCAACGCGGCATTGAGCGACAGACTGGACAGCCGCAGCGCGAGCGATTTCAGCACGTCATCGAATTGCTTGCCGCCGGCGACGGAAATTGCAAAAGCCTGCGTCATCGCCCGCGAGAAGGACGTCGCGCCCAGTTCAAGGTCGCGTACCCGTAACGCGAGATTGCTCGCAGCTTGCGTCGCATCGTCCAGATTGGTGAACGTATCACTCATGGTTTGACCTCCGCGAGATCCGGAAACTGTTTCATCAACGCGTCGAGCGATGCGCGATCGATCGGCTCCGCCACGGTCCCGCATACTCCACGGATCGCGAAAGCCAGTTCGCGCGGCGTCATCGCCCAGAACTGCGCAGGCGGCAGCCGCAACACGCCAAGCCCGAAGCCGATGGCCTCATTCCAGGGGAAAGGCTTCATCGCTCACGCGCCATCGAACGTCGCGGCGATCAGGTCGGCGGCGATGCGGACATAACCCGTCACCCCACCCTCGACCCGCAAGGCCGCCACCTCATCATCGCTCACGCTCTCGCCCGCGCCGCGAAGCCCGGCAGCAATAATGCGGACAAGATCGCGCGCCGACAGCCGCCCGGTGCCGAAGCGTTCCGCCAACGCCATCAGGTCGGCGGCGCCAAACGCGCTCTCCAGTTCCGCCAGCGCGCCAAGGGTCAGGACCAGCGTGCGCATTCGGTCGCCAAGCAAGGCTTCAATCTCGCCGCGATGAGAGTTCGCCATCGTCCTCTCCTACAGCGCGGTGAAGGTCAGCGCGCCCGCGGATTCAAGTCCGAGGTCGAACGTCACTTCGCCATTGTGCTCGCCGGAAAATTCCAGGCCGGAGATCTGGAACAGCCCCTCAATGGTGCCTAAATCCGGCACCACCACCTGGCACGCATTGATCGCACCATCGAAGAACGCCTGCCTTACCAGCGCGTCGGAGGCCGCATCCTTGAACAACCCGCGTCCAGAGATCGACGCGCGCTTGACGCCCGCGCCTTCCAGCAGTTCGCGCCAGCGATCCACCGACTCCGCATGCGTCACGTCCACCGTCTCGGCGTTGAACGCGATCTTGCGGCTTCGCAGGCCCGCGACCGTGACATAGTCCGTACCGTCGTTCATTTTCAGGAGCAAGTCCTTGCCCTTTTGCGCGCCCATGGCGTCTCCTTGGATGTTCGATGTGTTTGTCCGCGATCAGACTGCAGGCTCGGTCACCGCGCGAAAGCGCACCAGCGCGTGATAGGTCTTGCCGTCGTTCTCGCGGCGAATGTCCGCCAGAGAGAAGCGCAGGTTGACGAGACGGTTGTCCTCGAGCGACAGCGGCGCATCATCCAGCGCCTGCAACAGCGCACCCGCGATCATATGCGCCTCGCGATGGCCACCCTGCCGCGACCAGGCATGCAGCGTCAGCTGGTGTTCCTGCGTCTCGCCGCCGTCGCCGGAGGAATCCATCAGCCGCGCCTCGCCGAGCGTCACATAGGGAAAGGCAGTATTGCGCGGCGGCTCGTCATAGATACGATTGTCGCCAAGCACGGCAGCCAGCGCACTATCACCGCGCAAGGCCGTGTGAATGGCCGCGCGCAGCGCCACGTTGGATGGGGTCATGTCGAAGGCCTCATTGAACGCGCAACTGCGCATCGATCTCGATGTAACGGCGGTCGTCGGAGTTCCGGACCGCGACGATCTGGTAGACCTTCGCGCCCTCCACCAGCCGGTGTTGCAACGTGAGGCTGAAATTCGCGCGCATGGTGATGCGATAGTTTTGCGTGGCGCCGCTTGCATCCGCCTCTACGCCCGGCAGTGCGGTCAATGGCACGACCTTCGCCCACGCATTGCCGTAAGATGACCAAGCGCGCATCACGCCGCCCTGATCGTCCGGCGTCTCGATCGGCTGCTGCAGCAGCAGCCGCGTCCGCAACTGTCCCGGATCGATCATAGCGACAGCACCCGATGCGAGGAGATCAGCGCGTTGACACTCGGCGGCATCACCACGATGCTGGCGCCGATGGCGATCAGCCCGCGATTGTCGTACCAATGTGCGACCATCATTCGCAGCGCCTGCATCAAAGCCTGCGGCACGTCGCCGCCCGCATCGCCAAATCCAGCGACAACATCGATCTCGATTCCCGCCGTGGCGCGCCCCGGCTGCGGCATCACACAAGGCCGCACCGCGATCACGCCTTGCGCGGCATCGAGCACGAAATTCTCCGCATCGATCACATGCGCTGTCCCCGCCTCGTCATAGACACGCGCGGCAGTGACAGCAGACAGCGGAGCGAGCTTCGGCTTGATGCGTCCGTCCGGGGGCCAGCCATCCAGCACCAGCCGCCAGCTCTGTGTCAGCAGCGCGCAGCGGCCAAGTGCCTCGACATGGCTGCGCGCCGCCGCGATCAGACTGGCGATCAGCACATCGTCGTCGTCGGTTTCCACGCGCAGATACGCTTTTGCGTCACTGACCGAGAGCGGCTCGGCCTCCGGCGGTGTCAGAAGAATGGCGGCCAT